CGGCACGGGCTATCCGGTCGTAATCCGGCTCCAGCCCCAAGGAATGTGTGACCTTAATGTCTATTCGTTGTAACTGGGTATTCATCGTTTCCACACGCTTTTCCAACTGAGTGATGATGCTGGAAATAGAGTTGATGGAATTTGTGACCCCTGCCAAGATGTACTTTAGCGTCAGGTAAACAAAGTAACCACCAAGACAGGCGGAAGCAATAGGCAAACCCACACTATGAATAAACACAAAAAGGTCAAGACTCATTGCCCTTCGTACCATCCACCTGCCCAGCCACGGACAGGATTGTTAGGGATAACAACGTACTGTCTCAAAGACTCAGGTAGCTCCGAGTAATGTAATCGTACGTTGACATGATGCCCTGGGATAGCTGCCATTTCCTGCGTCTGCATATCATCCTGCTGGATCATGTTACCTGTGGGCTTATAGATGGTTCCGATGACATCAAAGTCTTTGCCATTCGTATCTAACCACTTACGCTTTACAACGGGTTCTGGCTCTTGGCCGACTTCCACGGTCTGTGGTTCGTATTCGTACTTAACCCATCCACAAGCATCAGCAGCAGTCCACCATGCGTTTTCGTCGGGTAGTTGGAGTCTGTAGTCGTTCATGTTTGCTCCTTAAGTGGTCAGGGCCGCTAAATTGGTTGCAGATAGTCTTTGTGGGTAATAAGACAATTTTCTAACCCAACCGTTTGAGGCGTTGCCGCTAACATAATTTCCACTAAATTTCCATTGGTTTACTACTGGAATTGTGCATGACGTATCAGCAATAAAACTTGCTCCATTAAGATACGAACCGGTATTGTCTACTTCATAAGCCATAGTTACCTTAAACGCCGACGATGTTGTTACTCCGGTTGTTGTAGATCCATAAACAGTATTTGATCCATTGACGCGTACAATACCGTCTATTCCAACCCCGTTTCCATATGAGTTGTTTTGACCAATTCCAATAAAATTGTTAGTCGTTCCGTCCCATAACCATGAGTTTAATGATGAAACACCTGTCCCCACATACATAGGCTGTGCTTCAAAATAAACCGTCCCCTCACCATTGTTAAACCAACTACTAAAGTTCGTCCCAGTCATGCTGGCAGCATCTGCATTGCGGGTTACTGTTGAGGCTACTGTGGGTATGTAGGAAGTGGCGAAGGAGCCTGCTTCTAGCTGTGCGCCCCAGATGAAGATGCCATTAAACCCGTTGCCGGTGACGTTATTCCCAATCGTATTGTCTACGTTGTCGTTTGGGCCAATGTAGAGATTGTCAGAGGTGCCAAGAGTCACTGTGATTGAGCAACGATACCAGCCATTGCCTACTGGAGTGATGGTGCTGGATGTTGGCTGGGTAGCGTAATAACCCCGAACCACTCCTGTGGTGAGATTAAAGAAAGTTCCGGCAACCCCAGTCGTCAGTACCAAACCACCAAACTGTGCAGCTTTTGCGTAGACGGTCGCAGTCAGAGTTCCTGAGGACACGGATTGGAACGTGACCTTGGCACCCGCTGCATTACTGGCAATCAGCTTATCGCCTGTCAAGGCGCCATCCGGAGAAATTACGGAGTTTGCGTCAACCGTCACGCCGACTTTGCTCCACGCAGCATTATCAAACTGTGCTGAGTAAGTTAGCGAATTCGTCCTCGCCTCCTCTATCAACAACCCCAGAGACTCACCCGTGGTTGGGTTGTGGTCAAACCTAGCCTGCCCTGCTGCTGCTGTCTGTAATACAGGGATGTAGTTGGTAATGGCTTGTGTGGTAGTGGCTGTGTAGGCAGTGGCAGAGGAGCGGATTTCTGCCTGTGCGCCCCAGAGATACATACCCGACGTCCCATTGCCAGCATAAGTAGCCGAATTTGGATCGCCAGATGTCCAACTGTTTAAAACTACCATTTCAACAGCTTGCGCTGATACGTTAAAAAACTGAGCAGAAATCCTAAACCAACCGTTCCCAACATCAGTAATAGTGCCTCCAGAAACATATGTTGGGTTGTTGAAGTAACCAAGAAGAGAGCCAGCACCGCTTAAACTAAATACTGCCGCAGAACCGTTTGTAGTACCTTCACGCAAAGCAACAACCGTGTAACCATTTGCTTTTACATAAACCGAATAAGTTACTGTTAACCCTGTGGTGCTGCCAGGAACAGCTTGTAAAACTCTGTGATATGTATTGGTTGTATTAGGCGTAACCGTATCTGCTGTTGTCGTGCCATCTGGCGCAGCAACTGAATTTGCAGTTACCGTAACATTATTTTGTGTCCACCCACTCGTAAAATCCTGCGAATACGTCAGCAGATTCTCCTCAGCCTTCGCCGTGGTCACACCATCGTAATAGGTAGCTGTCGTCGTGCGGGTAAAGGTAATGCGGGGGTCTAATACCTTGCTATTTGCAAAATCCAAAAGCAGTGATGGGTTGATGCTTGGGTATAGGGATGCAATGCTCATGTCTTAAACTCCAAAGATCTCAACAAGGAAACGCCCTGCTGTGTATGCCGTTGTGGTTGTTCCACCGCTTACCATGTAGATGTATGAACTTGCCGCTGGATCACCAGCAAAAAAACCAACCGTCCCTAGTGCCTGCGTTCCCGTTGCAATAAGCAATGTTTCCGTTAAGCCTGTAACCGCATCATCTTGCACACCCGTTCCTTCTGTTGCCGAGTAAATGCCGACGCTTGTACTTCCTCCTGCTGGCAACTCCAAGCATGTCATTCTGCCGCCCATAGCCGTAAACCCTGCTGGCAACTGAGCGACATATGCTGGTTGTTTTGCGCTATTTACTGAGGTTGAGTCACTGCCAATAATATCGCCTGCCGTACCACCACCTTTTAGACCTGTTAAGTCCATCACAATCACTACAGACTTAACACCATCATTGTTTTCGTAGGTTCCTTGGCAGATTGCACCTGTGCCTAATGTGATACCCGCCCCAGGTTCTAGTGCTACCGTTGTCGTGTCGATGAAAGCCATAGCCCCCAGATACTGATTCAGCGGGATTTCGTTAGGGGCAGTTCCAATGTCGGATTGGGAGACAACTGGGTAGCTGTTTTCAGTGAAGGCGGTTGAAGAGACGCTGCTCAGGCCAGTAAGTGAGTCAACCCACTGCGGAGCCGAGCCGCTTGAAGTCATTACACGGTTTGCAGCACCAATCGTCAACTTGGTCAGCGTCGTACCTGTGCTGTAGTAGACCATGTCCCCAGCAGTGTAGGAGGACAGGCCCGTGCCGCCATTGGAAGTAATTAGCGTACCAGCAACGGTCACCGCGCCTGAGGTCGCTGTGCTAGGCGTAAGTCCCGTGGACCCAAAAGAGATAGTGTTAACACCTAGCGATGAAAGGTCTGCCCAAGTGGGCGCTGCTGCTCCGTTTGAGCGCAAAATTTGGCCTGAAGTACCTGCTGCTGTTAGCGCCAGGGCACTTCCCGTTCCGTACTGAACGCCACCATTTGTGGGCGTTACCGTACTTGACCTATACCCAATAGACAACAACCTAACATTGCCGCTACTGTTTTTATAAAACAATTTACCGTCAGCAATGTTAATCGCAAGCTCACCGCTGACGAGGTTACCCGCTGTAGGCTCAGCCGCAGCCGTGGTCGAGTAGTAGAGGGATATAGGGGTGAACCCTGATGCTGCCATGATTTCAGTCCTCTCAGAAAGTGCCGCCTGCGACGCCGCCAGTTGCGGTCAAAATACCCGTCGAAGGGTTAAAACTCAACTTGGTTGAAGTGACCTTAGCGGGAAGGTTGCCAGTGTATGTCGTGACCCAGACGGGATACATTGTTGCGTTGGTGGTTGCATCGTCCGTAATACCTACGTTTACAGCATTTGTGGCAGTACCAACCGTGATATTTGAAGGCACTGACCATTGGGGTGCTGACCCTGATGAGGTCAGGATGTAGGTGCTTGAGCCGATGGCTAACTTTGAAAGCGTGGTACCCGATGCATAATAAAGGAGATCGCCTGCGGTGTAGCTCGATACGCCAGTGCCACCTCGGCCTGTGGCGAGTTCCCCTGTCCAACCTAATGTAAGTGACGCCGCATTCAGTAGTGCAGTTGACGGGCTGCCACCCAGCGTTAGCGTAACGTTGGTGTCATCGGTTTTAGTCAGTGCGGCTGCAGCCGACCATTGCGGCGCAGTGCCCGAGCTTGAAAGGTAGGCACCACTCGCTCCTACCGTTAGCTTATTGAGTGTGGTTGCTGCGGTGGCGTAGATGAGGTCTCCAGCCGTGTAGGAGGTAATATTCGTACCACCAAAATCCACAGGTACCGTGTTGAGCGAAATAACCGTACCAGAAACCTGAATGGGCGAAGTCCCTGTGTACACCTGGGACGTTGAAAACTCCGCAAACGTAATAGCCGTGGTCCCAAAGGTGATCGTGCCCACCGTGGTCAAGACGTACGAAGTGCCTTTGTTAACAGTACCGTTCTGAACGAAAAAGTAATCATTCAGACTCAAGTCACCTGTGCCCGTGCCGTAGCTGTCAGCATCGGTAGCGCGGGTCAGGACCAACCCACCCGTAGCCCAGGTGTAAACGCCGTTATACGCTTGGTTTATCTCGTTTTTAACGAGGATACGATTAGTGTTAGCAAGCGAGTAACCATCCAGCGTCGTAAGTGCTACGGAAAGCGTAATCGTCGCGCCAACGCCACTCGCACCGTTGTTGTAAATAACAGTGCCCCCAGTCTGGGTCGCAAGGTCTTGCGTCGTGGCGGCTTGAACGGGTTGATGATAGGTCAGGCCTGTTGATACCAAACCGTCAACGTACTGCTTAGTGGTTAGTTCAAACGCTGTTGAGGGGTCCTGCGTAACGCTAACGGTAGTCAACCCACCCAGGGTCAGTGAGGTGGCCCCAAGAGCGATCGAAGTGGTACCTATGGTTACCGCAGAATTAGAAAGCGCAGCGTTGGGTATACCTGAAAAGTTAGTGCCTGTCAGCGAAGGCGAGCTGCTGTAAGAGGGGGTTGAACCACCAACTAGCACCCCTGAACCCGCAGCGAGCATGCTCGTTGCACCAGACCCTGTTTGATACGGTATAGAGCCAGCAGCACCACCCGCAAGGTTTGTCGCTGTGCCTACGCTCAGGGTTGAGCCATTCACCCACTGAGGAGCGGCTCCCGTTGAGGTCATGACCTGATTGACGCTCCCAATTGTTAACTTTGAGAGCGTCGTATTCCCCGAGGCGTAAAGTGTGTCCCCAATGGCATAGCCACTTATGTTGGTGCCACCTTGCACAACGGGCAAAGTGCCCGAGGTGATTTGAGAAGCTGAAATAGCAATTGAAGTGTTAGAAGCTGCCGTCAAACGGCCTTTTGCATCAACCGTAAACTGTGCTACTTGAGATGCCGACCCATAGCTGGCAGCCGTTACTGCGGTGTTCACCAGTGAAGGTGTGATGTTGACTCTAGAGTTTGCTGGGTCATCTACGGGAGTCAGCACTACGTCCGTTCCCGTGATCAGGTTCAACGCGGGTTCAGAGCCGATGAGTGCCCCGTCAAGTTGAATGGCGACGTTACCCCCACCACCACCCCCACCACCTAACGAACCCCAAGCCGAGCCGTTATAGCCCTCAAATTGCGCCAGCGACGTATTAAAACGCATGGCCCCTGCCGAGGGTAGCGCAGTGCGCTGACCCGTAGTGCCCGATGGTATTCGTACCGAACCTGTGCCTGGCAGGCTTGGGTTAGAGGCTATTGAAAAAGTAGGATTACCTGCAACGCCATTACCGTCTATTACAGTTATTTGCTCTGTTGTGCCTGTAAGAAGTCTAAGCCCTGCATTTGTGCCTGAATTTACAAATGCAATACCTGAGCCACCAAGATTTGCAAATGACGCAGCCAGGCCTGTTAACGAAATAATAGGATTAGCGCCTGTACCATCAGCATTAGCAACATTAACACCTACACCAGACGTTGTTAATTGTCGTGCAACAACAGTTGAAGACCCTGTTTTGACTATAAAACCCAAACCTGCGGTTTCAAGTGAGCCGGATGCGCCATTAAGAGTAATGCGATAAAATGACGTTGCACCACCATCAGTAAGACCTAGGCCAGTCCCTGTTGATAAATAACGACTATTGGGTAAAGTCAGCTCTTGATTTACAGTTAAGAACGTTTGCGTTTGACTTGGCGATGCAGCAATTGCGCCTGTGGTTGTTTGCTTAGTAACGCCATTTTGGACAATAGGGACTAGCTCAGAGCCAGTAATTGCACCTGCGGCGGGTAACTGCGTGATGGTAACGTTTGCTGTCATATTACGGACTCAAATTGTTAAGGTTACCATTTTGCGCTGGTGTAGCAGTGTTTTGCTCAGGCGAAATAAGATACGTACCGTAAGGATTAGTTACGATTGCGTCATTGTCAGCAGCAACACTAACATCAGGCCGTGGAAAGCGTAGTGCTATTTTTTCAGGCTGTCGAGCTGGAAGTCTGTATGGGTCCTTTTGATCTACACAACCTTGATCACAGACTCTCAAACCTGGAAAATTAGGATCCATGCCCAGGCTCACATAGGCACGCTTCATCTTACACCGATCGCAAACAGCAATCGAGAGTACTGAATTACCTAATGTGTTAAGAAAGACAGGCATGGTTACCGTGTATAGTAACTAATATTGGGCGCAAAATAAATTGGACTTTTATCTCTTTCCTCTTGCTCGGCCATAAGCCAATATTTTTCTGCTTGCTGTTCGCAATAATTAATTCTTTCAAGCGGTACGGCAGGCAATTCCATAGCCATTTGATGCGCAAGCATGTTTTGTACTGCTAAGTACCATCGCTGCGGTATGGCTAAAGAACCATATAACGCGCCTACATCTTCAATTTGTCGATAACGCCATGCAACCAACTGAGGCTGATATGTACTAGGCGAAGGCCACAAATACATACTAGGCTGAGGAATAGTGCGATCAAACCAATACTGCAAAGGATAGTTATTAGAAAAATTCTTATTGGGAAGATTAGTGTAGTCATCGCGATTAAGACGAGCCAAAGGAATTTCAGTGGCGTTTGAACCAAAGACGACTTGATAGACTCCCATGTTGCTACCGGCAGTTTGTAATATGCGCCAGTATGGTACCGAAGCTGACGGTTCAAGGTCGTAATACAACCATTGCCCTGAGACCCAAGATGTGGCTCCAGGGCTCTCAATTGTAGTCCATGTGGAATTATCTGTTGAGTACTGGATTTGAATCGTAACCGATCCAGTGATGGCTGGCAATATGCCTACTGTGCCAATGTAAACGTTATTGCCGGTGCCAAGATTAATACCAATATTGCCTGTGTTATTTGACAATTGACAAATATTAGTAAACTGTCCGTCAAAGGCGTTTGCAGCTGTACCTGATGAGCTATATCCGCCTGTTGTGTTTGCAGTTACCGTACGATAATTAGCATTTAATACGTCGACGGTACCTACAGGCAACGAGTAGACATACTTTTCAGGTATAAGGCCTATGACCGTTTTTTCTATACACCAATAGTGTATGCCATAATTGGCCAAATTAGAAAGAAGATAAAACAAGCTAGTCTTAGCAGCTGAGACTTGCTCATTGGTTAACTCTTCAGCAAGTTTTCCGGCGCGTCTAGCGCCGTGATCTATCAATTGCTGAACAGTAACGAGTGTTTGACCAACTGTTCCGCTTGTAGCCATTTACCACCCCGGGCAGTTCCAACGCTTCAAAGATGCAGCTTTACGAGTTAAGTTGCCCTTATCATCATATTTAGGGCCTGGCATACCACTCATACGCGCGCAAAATGACTTTTTACGTCCCTCGTCAGCTTTTGTTTTTGGGTGCGGCGCAGGAGCTTTTAAGTTTGCGCCTGTTGCGCGATTAAATTTTTGACGACCTTTCTCAGTAAGTCCCGCGCCTTGTGAAGTAGGTAACTTTTCACCACGAGAAACAGAAAGACGCGGATCACCGCCTTTGGCCATCTTTTTTGCAGAACGCTGCACTGAATACGCAATGGCTGCAGCTTGTTTAGGAGGTTTGCCTGCTCTAATTTCAGTGGCAATATTTTTGCCAAAAGCTTCTTTCGATTTGCTTTTAATAAGAGGCATTTAGGCCACCTGCAGCATTGTTGCAATAATTGAAGGAATTGCAGGGTATACGGGTGAAACACTTGCAGGAAGAGCTTCAATCGTTATTGTAGTAGCCGTTGGAAGCCAAACAATCTCAACGTAATCGGCTGCAACTAAATCCAATAAAAACGTTAGCGATGCTACGTTATAACCAAAGATACTGGCACTTTTACGCGCAGGTATTGTGTATTGCGTAGCAGAATTTGTAAGGTCAATGCCATTAATTCGAAGCCAAACTGTTGCATCGTCTTGTGCATTGTTTGTGTTTTTGAACTGAATACTGAATTGTAAGTTGTACTTACCAGTATTAGGAACAGTAATTCTGCTCCCACTTGCCAACGTTACGCCATCAGTAATATCAACCGTATTAAACGTAACTACAGTTCCGGTAGAAATGTTGCCTGTCTGATCAGTGCTATCACTAAATCCACCATACGCATTATCGAAGTTACGAAAGCTGTCGAGCGTGGCCTTTACGTTCGCACCGCTCTGTACCAGCGGAACAAGCTCAGTACCCGTCAGGGTAGCGGCGGTAGGCATCGCGGAAATCTTTTGATCAGCCATTACGAGGCCTCCAATACGATCTTGCTGTTGTCTTCCTGAAGGACGTACCCTGGGGTCGCCTCATCAAGAATGTAGAAGGTGGTTGTTGGTGCCGCACCATACATATCGACCACGCCGTTATCGCCAACGTCCAGGCCCCAATCCGTGCCACCAATGACGTTTTGAGCCCCTACGCCACGAGCAAACCCATCGGACGTATTGGCTTGATTAGCAACGCCGGTGTAACCAACAATGCCCACTAAATGCCTGCCTGAATTAGCTTCAAAGTTGCAGTGCCTGCGCCTGAGTTCACCAGGACCTTAACGCCGGTAACTGGGAAGGCATAGTTGCCATCGGCATTGGCTGTCAGAGAGGCTACCGTAGGGTGTGAGAACCAAGTTGAAAATCCTGATGCAGGATCATCAAAAGTGTGCTGAACGGTGTAATTAACCGTGCCTGTCACTATGACACCAAAACCAATATTGCACGGGCTAATGTTTGTATTAATAACTAAAGAGTCGCTTGACCCAACTCCTGTTTTTGAAACTGTTTGAACTTTCACATCAGTCCCCAGTTAGAAGCAGGGGCCGAAGCCCCTACTATTTAGCACGCGCCGCCGTAGGCTTTCTTCATTTTACCACCATGCTTGGCATTTTTCAATGCCACACCACCAGTGGCAAGACCTTTATGCGCCTTGGAAGCAGGTTTACCTTCATGAGATTTCAGCTCTTTCTTAATGCCTTTAATCCCAGCCATCTCTGCTTTATGCATCGATTTAGATTCAACCTCACCACCATTTTTACGCATCATTGGTCCACGCATTCCACCCTTGGGTACAGTCATTGGGGGTGCAACGCCTCGACGTGCTGCAGCAGGCACACCACGTTCAGAAGGCATAGCTGCAGCAGGCATACGCCCGCCCATTGCTTTCTTAACAGGTCCACCATTTGCAAGTTTAAGAATTACAGAAGGCTCAGTCGTTTCCATCTTTGGCATTAGCTTAAATTGACCCATGACCAATTACCCCTTATGCAAAAGATTTGTAAACGATTGTGACGCGTGCTGCACCTGCACTTGCTGCCGTACCAGTTTGGCTAAAAGTAACTGTGGCATAATCCACATCACTTGATCCAACATTGGCCCATGCACTATAGACACCAGTTGTTGCAACAGAAGCACGACCTGCAGAACCTACCGACGTTGCAGCCACAAAAGCTGCAGCAGACCCAGTTTTACCAACTGTGACTGTGTTGGTTGTACCCGCATTAAATGCCGTAGTTACATCAATATTGATATTGATGATCTGCGCATTTGCAGGAATCGTGCCAATTGTAACAGCGCTAGTATCGGTATAGGCAATCGTAGCAGTAATTGCTGACAACTGTCCAGCCGTATTAGTTACCGAATTATTGTACGCCATTATATTCTCCTGTTAAGGAGAGAGGCCAAAGCCTCTCACCAATTTAGACACCAGGAGTGCCATACATGGAACGCCAATCGGTCCAGCCGATGTCATAACGCTCGGTAGCTTTATAACGCATGGAGTCGGTTTCAAAGTCACCTTCCATGGTCTTTTCAAGCTTACGACGCATCATGAGCTTCATGCCTTCCGGAGCATCAGTCTGCACCCACCAAGCGTTAGCATTTGTCAAACGTGAAAGCACAGTAGCGCCTTCAGGCAGCAAACCGATTGATTTAACCGGGTTGATGTCATTGTTTGCCGTACCTGCACGAAGAACGGATTTCAGCAAGACTTCAGCTTGGAAAACGTTGCCAGGGGCAACGACAAGCTTCAGTGGCTGAAGACGAATCTTCTTGTTGTTGTTATCCACAGCTTGGCGAATCTGAATAAGCATTTGCTCAAGTGAGGTCTGCGAAAGGTTCGCAGCTGTTGACAACAAGTTAGAAACGTTACCGTTCACAATGGGGTGAGTTGTTGCGTTTAATTGCACGCCGTCACCGCCTGGGTAGGAAGAGTTAAACGCATTGTTAAGCACGTTGGCTGCAAGTGTCTCTTTGGTTTCCACCAAAGATTGCGCCAAATGCTTTGCGTAAACTTGACCAATACGGATATGGTCGCCATCTTCCACAAGCACTTTGGTCAGTGCAAAGGCCAGGCCATACACCGAATAGACATAGCGCTTGAGAAAGAGCACGCCACCCTGTTGGTAAGCCACTGGGCTACCATCGGGCAGTTGCGGTGCTGCACCAAAGCCATAAAGGACGGGTTCTTCATGGTAGTTACGGGGGATACCCATTTGCTCACGGAAAACCGTGGACCATTCATCGGACCGCTGATCGTAGACGCCATCAAAACATTCATTAAGAATAGGCTCGACTATCGACCTAAAGTCCGTACTGCGCATCGGGGCTGCCATTTGTTAGCCCTCCTTAGAATGCATTAACGGTCGCTTGAACTTGCGACTCGTTAATAGTTACACGAACGATCGTGAATGCATCACCCCAAGCATTGCCAGGATAAGGTGCAATGTCCACAATACGCATTTGGGCCGAGCTACCTGCACCAACCAAAGTGGTTGATAGTCTGGCTTGCGACAATCCGGTAGTTGAAGAACCATCGATGACGTCAGTAAGATCAGCCTGATCACCAATTGCTGTTTGAGCCAGCGAACCATTTGCCTGGATCTCATAAACAATAAGGGGATCACTATAAAAATATGCAGTTGCTACGGTGTTAGTAGCCAAAGACTGGCTAGCTGGCCAGTAATTAGACACACGATAACGACCCGTACTGTCGGTAAACTCAACGCCTGCAAAGGCACCAACAAACGAATCACCTGCAGCAGCAGGTACAATTTGACCACTGCTGTTATACTTAACGGGCTGGCCCTTCAGAATCTGAGTGGCGTACCCGGACGGAATGCCGCCGGCCAATACCGTCGCGCGATCCAAACCAGAAGGATGGTATACGGGACGAAGGCCAAACGGAGCATTAGTAGCGCTCATCATTAGTCCTTACTAAAATAGGCTCTTGCATACACTATTCAAAAATAGGTATTGCAGGTGCCGGATTGTTAAAGTTCATGCCGTCGCCTTCAACCATAACAAGTGAACGACCATTCTTGTCACGAGACTGTAGCAACTGATCCTGCTGCACTTTGATTTTCTCTTGTTCTTCAAGAGGCAATCTGTGATGCAACTCATACATCATCTCCTGATAGATATCCATCGGAAGTTTAAAGAGTAGCATCTCATTACATGCAACAAAGCCTACATGCTCGCCAGCTTTCACTTTCAAATGCTCAAAGCCGGGCAATTCATCGGCTTTCACAGGCTCATAGCCAAGGCGCATTCTTTTGTGAATGGGGTCATACGAGTTGTTGGATGAGAGCCAGCATAAGTGATAGCCTGGAATCTCAGGGGGAGTCGGAAGAGCTTCTTGTAGCCATTCCGAGCGGAACATCTTACGACGTTCCTCAGATAATGCAAACTTAGACTCAGGTGCTTGACGTGACTCATCTTGCGCAGCACGATTTTCACGACCAGCACGAGTATTCTTTCTTAAACGATCATCCATGTTAACCACCTCTCTTCTGTTGACGGTCAAATTCCACGTACTTATCAATCATACGTTTCCGCTGCTTTGGGTCATCCCACATGCCAGCTTCTTTAATAGCCCTGACGCGTTCAGGGTCTAGTCTGAATTCGCCAAGTTTAGTTGCTGGTGAGGATTCGCGGCCGGAACTTGTCACAGGAGATCTCGGTTTAGGATTTCGTACGTTGCTACTATACCCCGAATTATAGCGATGTGGAAGGTATTTTTGCACTCTTTCATCTAATTCGTCCCAATAATCAGGCAAAGACGGGTCAAACCCTTCTTCTGTAAGCTGATTATCAATCATTTGCGCAATTTTTGAATCTGGATCACGCAATTGGGGGTCATACCAACGATTTCGTCCCATCCAATCTGCAGCGTTCTTTTGCACAGAAGGATCAGGCACAGAAATATTTTGCTTAGGCTGAGAAAGCTGCTTTGCGGCAGTTTCCTTCATAGCTTGCAAACTTTCTAACTGGCGCTGACTATCATACCAAAGCTGTTGTGCTTTGGCCATGTCATCGCCATTTCTAGAAGTTGTTGCTTGCTTAATTTGCAACTTTGCGTATTCAACTCGTGTCGAAGCATCATCAATTGCTTTTTCTAACCTTGCGAACTCGGCTCCAGACGTCTTACTTTCAACCGCAGCAAGGCGCTGAGCTAAATCTTGGTTTTGCTTGCGTAAAGCATTGATAAGATGATTAGATTCGCGTGCTTTTTCACGATGAAGTTGCTTCTTAAGCTTTCTTTCTTCGCGTCGAGCAGCTCTTATGGCCTCTCTATCATCATCAGGACCATAGTTGCCATCATCGTCTGAAGAATCGGGTCCCTCAGTGTCATCTGATGCATCACTTGAAGCATTTTGAGCGTTACTTTGTTGATCTTGGTCAAGATCTTCATCGGTTATGGGTATTTTGACAATTGCCGAGCCGTCTTGCTCCTCAGCAATCTGCATTTCCAACTTTTCTGTGGCATTCATTACGTAGTTTCCTTTCAAAACTTAAATGAAAGCTTTGATTTTCAACGGGTCGCCTGTGACTTTGCCAATCAATTCATGGTCATTGAAAAAAGTAAACAAGGCTTTGCCCTTATGCTCACCCTTTTCATAGTCAACTTCCCATCGATCACCACCCCATTTTGGTACGCGAACAAAGTCGCCAACTTCAGCCCATGATCCTTCAGGCCAAGGCTCCATAGATTCACGCTTTTTGAATGCCAAAGGGCCAATGGCAATAATCTTACCGATCATTGTGTTCCATTTCTCGGTTTCGCGGGTTTCTTCAACCAAAACCAAGCCGGCTTTTGACACTTTTTCTTTCACCGCACGTAACTGTACTAAAACTCTAGCCCCATACGGTGCCATCATAGGGTCAATTTCAGGAAACGCTTCTTCAAGCGTCTGTTCAATAATGTCATTCGACATTCTCTTCCTCTTCTATAAGTTGGTTAATGATATTCAAGGCTTCATCCAAGCCTTGGTGTACGCCAACTAATCGCTGATACGCATCAAAAGTTTGTGGAGTTCCACTTGTAAGAACTCCAGCAAGCCGCAGTTGCGCAGCTTTTAGTCGACCGATGAGATCAGAAACACGCATAAACTAGCGGCCCCGACCGGATGACTTCTTAATAGGCATGCCAATAGCAATCATAAGCCCAGGTGGCTTTTTTGGCATACCGCCCTTTTTCATTGTTGCAATCTTAGTTTTACCGCCTATAGGCAAAGGTGGAGGTGCAGATCCACGAGCAGGCAAATTAGCAACGCCCTTTTCCGGCATAACTTTTCCGCCCTCTTTGTATTTTTGAATTGGGCCTTTTCCTGGAGCTTTTGCAATGCCCTCGCCCGCTCCCATAGCCATTCTCTTATGGAGATTAATTCCTTCATCCGACATGTCATGCTCCTAATGAGGTTTGAACCATACGTTGCGCGTCAAGAGCAGTACGAACTTGCTCATTTTGCAAGTCGGCAGCGTCGCGCGTAAGTTCTGCCGTCTTGATTCTTTCATTAACCAGATTGTCTTCGGTATTCATAACAATATCGGCTTGTAGTTTAGCTTGATCGGCTTGTGCCTTTTGCTCTAACTTAGCCATATTCAATTGCACGTCGGCTTGATCTTTCATAGCACGGCGTTGTGTCTCTGCCATGGATGTTTGCACAAATGCTTGAGTTGCTGGATCCATAGGTGGCTGCGGTTGTAATTGCTGCATGACTTGCATGGCGCCTTGAATAACCTGTTGGATATTTTGAAACGTCGGCTGCGTATCCTTATGCACCAACTGTGCAATGACGGCCATGAACTTATCAGCCTCATGCGGAAGCTGTTGTTCTTTCAAAACATTAAAAGGTCTATCCAACGCAGCACTAGCATAGCCATCAACTTGATTTAAGTACCATAGCGTCATATGCTGCTTGGCGTGCTCTAAAAACGCCGGCGTAAATGACTTTGCAATAAGTGGACTTGCACCATACGTCGGGTCAATGGCATAAGCGCAATGCACCATAAGGTGAGCAATATGATCTTGCTGAGGAAACGCACCAACCGGCTTGCCTAACGTCATAGCTACGTTTTCCAAAGCCGGATTCATTTCTTTAACTTCTTTAGGATCAGGTAAGACTTCATTAATATCAGGCAGTTTGATTTGCTTTAAGATACGCTTTTCAACTGCCAGACGATTATACAAGTCAGGGTTTTTCTCAGCACGCGATGCCAAGGTTTGAATTTGCGCATACCGTTGCGTCTCAGCAAAGATATGCGGGTCGCTAACCGGCATAACATCGCTGTTCTTCTCAAAGTCTTCTTTTCTAATGCCAAGATCTTCAACCATCTCGGCTTTATCCATCTCATCAAAGTACCAACGATTAATACGCGTAAGTACTTGTAAGACTCGACGCTGGCTGGCGTGCAACCTTGCATGAATGGCTGAGAATACCGCAGCGCCTTGCTCAATCAAAGCTTGTGTTGTGCCTACCGGAGCATTGGACGTAACATCTGCAATCTTTTCCTCGCTGGTTGTAACCACACCCTTTGCAGCATTGGTTAACCAACCAAGCAGCTCGTATAAAACAGGACTGGGCTGATTAAAGGGTACAGGCATGGCGACTTTTCTAATATCATCAACGCCAGGCGCGCCTTCAATTTCAGATACCTGCGTAGGCTCAATGCTTGTTGATTGTCCACTAATCTTTGCACCTTTTAGCTTTAGCATAGTAGGCGCTGTGGCAATGTGTGCTGAATCAAGCAAAGCACGCAATGAGCCTGTTAACGCAGCAGATAGACCACCAATCAAATGTGGCATACCAATGGCGTAAGCTCCACGCCATGGAATAAATGGAAACTCAACGATCCAATCCAGCTTTACGTATCGATTATCATCGTATTCCCAATTGCGATATAAACCTACAACGGCTCTATTAAGCTCGTCGATCATTAGGATATAAGGTGCACGCTCGCCCTTTGAAAAGCTATCATCCTCAAGCTCCAACCACGTGTAAATATGAAACACACGGCGGACGCCATCAATGTTCATGGCTTGCTCTGTTCGACCTTCAATCTTGTCATTAGCTTGTTCAGCCTTTGATTGATCCGGCGATTGCGAAGGCGGCATCAAATCTAAATCAATATACAAGCCTTGGTCAACGCGAATCTCAAACATTTCTTGCGTAATGTCATTGACTTCAGTCACACGTTGTGCTGTATAAAAACTACCTGCAGCATAGGGCAAATAAATGTTATCAATAGGGACAAACTCGACGCAAGGACGTTTTTGCTGATCGTCGTACCAAATCTTAAAGTATTGACTACCACCAAGAGGCATTTGCGTAAGCATTTGCTCTTCTTCGGCTCTAAACTCAACGATTTGCTCGGTGAGCTGCCAATTCATAAAGTCGCGCTTACGCTCGGCTATTTGCACTTTATCGTCAGTTGTTTCACCTACAATCTTTGTGCGCACCGGCCCTTCAGGTGGAAATAGCTCTTTAATAGCACGAGCTGAAAAGTCAACACATGCCTCGGCCATGATGGGATGCACCACTTTGCTGGCACCTTGAAACTGCGCGCCACCAGGAGCGTCTTTGCCTAGCCCCGTTCGCCGGATCCCTTCCTCATATTGCTTATCACGTTCTGAACGCGCCTCACGATCTTTTTCAATAAGATCCAAATACTTCTGAGCAAGTGGCGCAAGCTTAAATTGCTCAATATCTTCTGCCATGTTTGCATAAAAGTCAGGCTCCTTTGAAGGTCCAAGGTCTTTGCTACGAATAATAGCACTGCCATCAGGAAGCTCTACAACATCGTCGTCTTCCTGTTCAAACATCTCAAAGATTGACTTATCTTCCTCGATTGATTCTTCTTCAACCATAGGAGGAATAAAGCGATTAAAGTCTTGAGGAATCGGCACTTCTGTAGCCATAATTAGGCACTCCGCATCATAAGAGCATACTTCATATCATCGATTGTCAAAGGCCTTTCAACCAAACCGCCTTGCGCAAATGGTATATCATCGTCTTCGTTATTATCGGGTGCGTTGCGCCCTAGTTGCTCAAGTCGCCGTTGCGCAGCTCGGTTTTCATATTCTATAAGCTCTTCAACACTTCGTTTTAGTAACGCACGCTGTATGTTATCAAACTGTGCCCAAGGTCCTATGGCATACTGAGCAATTATGTCTGGTAATGCGTTAAGCGCTACTGGATCATTTATGTTTTGCTCTCTAAGCGCCGTAAGCGCATCTTGCACTTCACGAGCCTGTTCAGCAGTTACTTGAGCCACAAGCCGCGCGGTAGCTAAATTAAGCGTCTCTACAGGTACAGGCGCCAAAGGCGCTATTTGTGGTTGTGGTGCAGGTTGTGCGTCGGCTTCAGGCCCAATAAGAGGTGGGATAGGCTGTTGATTGCGACCGCGAACAACGATGTCAGGACCTTCAGGCATTTGCACAGGTGGTTCTGGTTCAAAGTCAGCAAGCAATCGACCTTGATCATCAACTAAAGGCTCTTCAGGAATATCCATATCCACAACTTGTACAGGCGCTTGTTGCGCACGTGCTTGTGCAAATCGCTCAGGCATAGGCACTTCACGATTATGCAATGAGTTTACGTACATCGGATCATTGATAAACTTATAAACAGTAGGCGTAGCTACAGTTTGCATTGCATTATCAATAAGATCAGTATGCATGAAATATTCTTGTACGTAACGCAGCATTTCAGAAGCAGCATACATATAAGCTGTTCTTTCAAATAAAGGCAACGTATCCATTGACTCTTCTACTAGATTCTCAATAAGCTTTGGAATAGTCCCATTTGCTGTATTGGCGTTGATGTCAGTGGCAAACTTTTCAAGGTTCGACTTAATTTGCTGTCGATACTCAGGATTATCAGCAGCCGAAAATTGATTTTGCATTTCAGTAGCAAACGCATCAGCTCTAGGAGAGTCAAAAACTGGATAAAAACTTTCTAATGTAAGACCTGCTTGACGCACGCCTTCTATTGTTGAAAGTACTATTGAGTCAACGGTATTCAAAAACTCATCATTATGCACAACGTTGCTAAAAAACCAATCAAGCGCGTAACTAAAAGATTGAGTACCGCGTACCAATACTGCATTAAGCGGTCTATTCTTATCTAAAAATGTAATGATTGGCGATTTAGTCGAGCCAATAACTGCGTCCATCATTGCGTCAAGAGCTTTTCGTGTATTAGACGCATTGTCTAGATCATACCGAAGCGCAGCAAGTAAAGCAGATAATTCCATGCCAAGCACGTCCAAACCTACGTTAATTGCGTTGACATGCACATCAGGTGTTAAGGCATGTATGTCATTAGCGACTTGAATATAACCATTATGCATTAATGCGTTATATGCAGTTGCGGCTTCTTCTCTATCTGCATCAGGCACTCTTTCTTGCACTAAAGCAATACTTACATCTTGCATGCCTTGGTCAATTACGTATTCCCATTGCTGTGACGGATTAACCAATGAAGGCTTAGGGTTAGCTACTGCAGGTGCACGGGTGCCTTTCTTAAACTCTTCATACATCTGGCGGAGTTCTGGCTTCGTTAAGAAGCGACGCTCACCATCATAAAAGTCGTATTTTAAAGCTTCGTTTGATGGAATGCCTAATGCTTGTACGATTTGAGGAACAGAATCTTGATGCAGTGTGTCAACAACATTAGCATCTGTAGAGACAGTAAGATCATATGCGTCATAATCATTTGCAATGTTATGACGGTATGCGTTTAAGAAACTTGCAATGTCTTTTGCACGTTTAGCGCTGTCAACAATTTCGCCATTGTCAGGCCCTTTGAACTGATGAATTGTCCATGACCCGTTATTAAGAACTCTAAATTGCAGTGATGCATACGGCAATCCAGTTTTATCATCTCTAAAACTGGCTATAACTGATGAGCCCTTATTTACACCGTCAATATAACCTTTCATTTGTAGTGTTGCATCAGGTGAGATTTCACCTGTCACCGGGTCAGCATAAGGCACGTAATGTGTGCCACTTTTACCTGTAAATGCATGTGTTTCTTTTGCTGTGGAGCCTTTATTGCTCATGCAATGATTAAGTACCGCAGTGTCCACTGACATAAGCCTAGTGATTTCATCAGGCGTAAAATTTTGATTGTCAATGACAATTACTCGAGTGCCATCAGGTTCAGGTGATTTTTGGAATTTATGTGCGTCTATTAAAGCTTGTTTTGACACGCTGTCACGATACGTTTGACGTTTCTGCTCTTCAAGCTTTAGCTTATCAGCAAGTGTCTCACTAACTTGTGCAACAGCTTTTGGAAAGTCCAAATTTTGCAATTGCTTATCAGTGATCTCATTCTTCAAGAACTTCTTGCCAATTTCAGCAATGGTTCTATCAATAGCAACTTGCAATGCTCCGGTTGGCATATATGAGTAAAGTGTCTCGGTAGGCGGCGCGCGCTTTGTATGCTCAAAAAATTGTTGCTGCGACTTTTTTATGTTTGCCAAAAACGAGTCACGTTCAGTCTCAGGCAAATTGCGTGAAAACTCTATGGCTTCATCAGCAAGAGTTTCGTAATTAATTGCCTGCATGAAGTTATTGTATTGCTCTTTTGTACGCTTAATTTTTCTATTGAGCCGATCTTCTTCTTGTGAAGCCGCAGCAAATGGTGCGTGGTCAGCGTGATTTTCTAAACCGTATAGTTCAACGCCTTCTTGAAATGCAGCAGCTTTTTCTTCTCTAACTTGCTCAAGAGAAATTTCAAGGTCTGCTAATTGCGTTCGTGTTTCTTCAGCTTTTAAGTAAGTAGGTGTTTCTACAGCTGGAAAGCCTGCAGCAGTTCTTTTTTGTTGTATTGATGCACGTGCTTTTACGCTATCATCAAACGCCAATTCGCCGGTCTTTTTTCTAAAGCCCTTCCCTTCAGCAGTTAGCTTGATAAGAGGATCTTCAGGTGTGCCAAGTTTAGATGAGATGAAGTTCTTAACAACTTTATTCTCAACCCACTTATCAAAATCATCAAGCTTTTGCATGTACTCTTTAGGCGTTGCAACGTAGTGATCGCCAATAATTTCTTTTGCCTTATCAGTTTGCAAAAATGCTTCAAGTTGCTGATTACGAGTATTGTTATACGCTTCATCAGTATTAAACCGCGCTTTAAAAGCATTTTCTACTTGTGGGATTGGCACATTAGGATACAGGCTCTTTTGATAATTGAGCCAATACTCATCCCAAGCTTTTTCTAAACTAGAGCTAACATTCGTTGGTAGTAATAATGGGGCACGACCTGAAGGCATATATGCACCTGCCCAGACTTGCCCTTCTGAATAAGGCGCTTCTCTTGAATGTGGCAAGGTGTATGTATAACCCATGTCATTCTTAAATGAGCGTAATAGCGCCATTGCGATATCTTGCGCATATACTTCACCAAGGTC